TGACGCTGATGTGCTGTACGGGACTGATTGCTACCGCGTCAAAGACCAGTCTCCGATCATGCACGCCGCCGCTGTTCGTGCCCGGGGTGAGTGGGTGCCAGTGGCTTGGCCGCACGACGGTCTGCAGCGCGACAAGGGTTCCGGCGAACAACTGGCAAAGCAATACCGTGATCAGGGCCTAAACCTGACCAAGGACCGCGCCACGTTCGACGATGGCAGTAACGGCCTTGAAGCCGGTGTGGCCGAGATGCTGGCCCGCATGCAGACCCAGCGCTTGAAGGTCTTCGCGCATTTGCAGGACTGGTTCGAGGAGTTCCGTCTGTATCACCGCAAGGATGGTTTGATTGTGCGGTTGACGGATGACTTGATGTCTGCAACCCGTTACGCGATGATGATGCGCAGATTTGCAAAGACGCAGGAAGAAGCAGAAACTCGTCTTCGCCGCAACACCATGCCCGCGCCAGACCTGTCGTTTGGCGTGCTTGATCAAGACATGGGGTATTGAGATGCCTGAAGCCAAAATCGCCAAAGACCCGCATGGGTATCCAGTCGATCTGAAACGCCCCATCGTCACTGACAAAGAAGGGGTTCACACTGAAGTGTCGATCACTGAAAAGATCGGCGACAAATACGTGAACCTGCCCAGCGTTTGGAATGGCAAGCGTTTGGACCCAAGGAAGAACGAAGACTATGCCGAGATCATGCGCAACTACGAATCGGAGAAAAGCCGTGGCTGGAAATTCCCGGAATTCAAAGATGAAAAATCGGCTGTAGACGCAGCCATAGCCCGATCAAATTACATTGGCAAAGTTCGTCGCAAAGAAATTCTTGACGCAGAGAAGCGCATGTGGGATGACGAGGCTGCCAAACGCAAACAGGCAAAGGATTGACCATGGCACAGAATCCATTTAACCCGGCCACCAACACGGCCAACATCATGTCATCAATGACACCGCAAACGGATCAGTTTGCGAACTTTAGCGGCCAGAACAACCCCTTCAATCCGCAGCCGCCAAAGCCCACCAGTATTGCAAACGTCAGCGGCAATCAGTTCAAGCTGAACATGCCGGGGGTCTCTGAACAGCCGGACCTGTCGCGCGCCAAATTGAAGCCGTGGACGTCGACATCGAAGTTGAGTACGAAGACCCGGAAGAGCAGCGCGCCAAACTGGAGGAGCGGCTTCAGGTGTTCGGGCACAACCTGTCCAAGCAACGGGATGAATGGGTTCGCAGCCGCTACGCCTATGGCGTAGACAAGCGCTGGCTGCAAGATGAGGATCAGTACAACGCGAAAGACAACATCAACAAAGCCGCCAGCCAGATGATGACATCGGTTGAGCAAGGTTATCCAGTTACAACGCAAGGCGCTAAGCCGCATCGTTCGACGGTCTTTATCGGTATGACGCGTCAAAAGACGAACGCCGCCGAAGCACGACTGGCCGACATCCTGTTGCCCACAGATGACCGCAACTGGGGCATTCAGCCTACGCCAGACCCGTACTTGTCACAGATGGCCAAGGACAGCCGACTGGTTGACCAACTGCCACCACAGATCAGTGCCCGGTTCGGCCAACACCTTGGGATGGGGGCGCCGATGCAAATGCAAGCGCCTATGCCACAGGGCCCGATGCCTACGCCGGCTGCAGCACCGATAACGGTCCCCGGTCAACCGCCTGAGCAAGGTATGCCAATGCCGGGCAATGTCACACAGATGCAGCCGCCACAAAAGCTGCGGATGAAAGACATCGCGCGGGAAGTGATGGACTTGGCCCAACGTAAAGCCGATGCGATGACCCGCGAGATCGACGACCAGCTAGTCGAGTGCGACTTCAACGGCGAGCAGCGCAAAATGATCCACGACGCTGCCGTGTTGGGCACCGGCGTGCTGAAGGGCCCGATCGTGATCAACCGCGTGCGGCGTGCATGGCGCCCATACACCGACATGTCGGGCGCTACCATCCACCAAATCGAGGTCGTCGAAGAGCGCAGCCCAGCTACCTTCCGTGTCGATCCTCGCAACGTGTGGCCTGATCCTGCATGCGGTGAATCAATCCACAACGGCAAGGGCGTTTACGAACGCGAGCAGCTGACCGCCAAGCAGATTCGCGATCTGGCCAAGCAGCCCGGGTACATGAAAAATCAACTGCGCAAGGTGTTGGAAGAAGGCCCGAAGAAGTCTGCCACCATGGAAGAGCTGAAGGATGAAGATCAGCGCGACATGACCAAAGACATCTATGAGCAGTGGACTTATTGGGGTGAGGTTGAATACGATGACATGATTGCCGCAGGCGTAAACCCCGGCGAGCATGACGAGCTGCGCACCATCAGTGCTTGCGTGGTAATGATCAACAGCACCGTGGTTAAAGCATTTTTGAACCCGCTTGAAGGCGGCGACCTGCCGTACGACTTCTACGTTTGGGAGAAGGTTGCCGGCTCAGTGTGGGGTTACGGCATCCCTTACCTGATGCGCAGCCAACAGAAGGTCCTGAACGCTGCATGGCGTCAAATGATGGACAACTCCGGCGTCAGTTCAGGCCCGCAGATTGTCGTCAAACCCAGCGTCATACGGCCTGCCGACAAACAGTGGCAGCTGTCAGCGCGAAAGATTTGGTACGCGACAGACGACATGGACGACGTGCGCAAAGCGTTCGCGACGTTCGAGTTCAACAGCCACCAGACAGAGCTGGCCGGCATCATCAAGATGGCCACCGAGTTGGCAGACGCCGAGACCGGTGTGCCGACCATCACGCAAGGCGAGAAGGGCGCAGCGCCAGACACGGTTGGCGGTATGCAGATGCTGATGAACTCTGCAAACGTCGTGCTGCGTCGATTGGTCAAGCAGTTTGATGACATGGTGACCAAGCCACACATCCGTCGCTATTACGACTACAACATGCTTTACAACGAAGACGAAGAGATCAAAGGTGATTTCACCGTCGACGCGCGCGGTACCAGCGCTCTGTTGGTGCGCGACATCCAGAATCAGGCATTCCTAAACCTGCTGGCCGCCGGTGCAAACCCTGTGTATGGCATCTATCTCGACACGAAGAAGCTGTTTGAGAAAGCACTGCAAGCGCAGCACATCGACCCGGCCGAAGTTTTCAAACCTGAAGAAGAGATCGACCAGATCATGGAAGCGCAGAAGAAAGCAGCTGAACAAGGCCCGGGCCCAGACCCGCGCATCGAAGCTGCGAAGCTGCGCGCTCAGGCGGATATGCAGAAGGTCCAAGTACAGAACCAAGGCGACCTGCAAGAGCTGCAGCTGCGTCAGGCAATTGCAGAGCAAGAAGCGCAAATGCGCATGGCTGAGATGCAGATGATGCGTGAGATCGAGATGCTGAAGATGGCCAACCAGCAGAACATCACACTGGAAACCATCAAGGCCCAGCTGGCTGACACTGCGATGAAAGAACGCAGCAAGAAGGAGCTGTTTGCAGCTGAACAGCAGCTGCGAATTCAGACCGGAGCAGGCATCTGATGGGCGGCAAAGTTCTCAAGCGCGAACTGGAAAGCTACGAAAAGGCTTACCAGCAATATTTGCGCCGCGTCCGCGACTACAACAAAGAGTCGAAGGAATACAACAAAGCGGTCGAGTATTACAACGCGTCATTCGTGATGGACGAGAATGGGAACAAGCTGGTCTATACGCCGGACAATCAGCTGATGGCGATCAACAGCGAAGGCAATATTGTTTCGGCCAAGTTGCCCAAACCTGAACCGGTGCAGACCACTACACAGAATCAGTACGGCATGGGGCAAACGCAGACCACGTATACGCCGCCGAATCCATACGAGCCTACCAGCGGTGCCTACGGTTCTCGTTCGCTTCCTGCGGGTGTTCAAACACTGGACGTCGGCGGCGGTTACAAAGCGCCACGGTCCTATGCGGCTGAAGCGCCCGGCGAGATGCCGGCGCAGCCGGCACCGCTAAGTATGCAAGCGCCGGACCCCACCCGGGCCCAGCTGCAAAAAGTAAATCAAGCCAATTGGTCCGACATAGAGCGCGGCCTGATTGGCCAAGTCATCAGGTCTAGATAACAAAAAAATAATGTTGCATAAATCTGACACTTGGATATAGAATTGGCGCAGGGCCCTTGCGCCCTAATTTTTTGAGGGAGCCGGTGAAAGCCGGCTTTTTTATTGCATGAGCGATTATCAATCTGCTACGTGGCACATGTTGCGCCGCTGGGCTGAAGCCCAGCTGCAGGCTTGCCGCGAAAAGAACGACGCTGTGGGGCTCTCCGACCTAGACACAGCTGTCCTGCGGGGCGAGATTCGCATGCTGAAAAGATTTCTCGACTTGCCCAATGCGGCAACTCGGGGTGTGGTGGCTGAGCCGGACGAATAGTCCCGCTTGGTCGTATGAAGTAAACCGCCTCGGCGGTTTTTAAATGGAGAGCAATGTGGAAAATCAAAATCTGACAACGGAGGAAGCGCAGGATATTTGGAATGAAGAGGCCGCAAAACTCGAAGCCGACGATACGTCGTCCGCTGTAGGGGCATTGGCCAATGTGCCGGATGAAGAACCGCCACAGATTCAAACCGAAGAACCTGAAAATGCTGTTGAGGCAGCAGCTGAACCCGAGCCGGAAGCTGATCCACTGGCTGGACTTCCTGAAGTCGTCAAAGCCAAATTGGCAGAGATCGATTTATTGAAGCAAGCCAATGCTCAACTGCTGCACCACGTTAAGACTACTGAAGGTCGCGTGGCCGCAATGCAGCGTGAGGCCGAGCAAGCGCGACGTGCCCAACAAGTTGTTGGTGACACGGCAGCGCCAACGCAAGGACAGATCGCTGCCGCTGCAAAGAACCCTGAAAAATGGGAGCAGCTCAAGCAGGATTTCCCTGAATGGGGTGATGCAGTTGAGGAGTTTGTAAATTCACGTCTTGGTAATGTGCAACAGCAACAGGCTCTGTCACCGGAACAGGTTGCGAACTTTGTGCAAGCAAAGGTTGCTGAGACCAAAGCTGAAATGTCCAAACTTATGGAAGAGGCCCGAATCGAGGGTAAGTACGAGAACTGGAAAACGGTCGTTAACACGCCAGAATTCGCCCAGTGGTATGCCGTACAAAACCCGGAGATTCGTGCTTTGGCTGACAGCACTTCGTCACGGGACGCAATTCGCATGCTGGACATGTTCCACGAAACGAAGAAGCGTTCCGCAGCGGATATCAAGCAAGAGCGGGAGCAGCGTCTAGCTGCAGCTGCGACAGGTAAACCCGGTAACACACCGCCGCCCAAAACTTTGGACGACATGTCACCGGAAGAACTTTGGAACTATGAAGCCGCAAAGCGCGAGAAAACCCGAGCGCAACGCGGATTTTAATCATTGAAAGGAAATAGCAATGACTATTCAAAATTACTCCACCGTAGCGTCGCGAAACCTAATTCGCGCCGCACAAGGCATGCTGGAGCATGCACAACCCATCACCGTTCTGGGCGACTTCGGTACCCAGCGCGAGATGCCTCAGAACTCGACAGACACGCTGGTCTTCCGTCGTACGCTGCCGTTCGGCGCATCGACCACTGGCACCGTGATCGAGGGCTCCAACCGCTACGTCGGCACCCCAAACATCCAAGCATCGAACTTCGTGCTGGCTGAAGGCGTGACCCCGAACGCCAACACGATCAGCTTCCAAGACGTGTCGGTGCAACTGCAGCAGTACGGTATTCTGTTCAAGTACAGCTCGAAAGTTGAGCAGCTGTACGAAGACGACATCCCCGGCGAAATGGTCAAGCTGACTGGCGAGACCCTTGCTGAAGTTATGGAGATGGTCCGTTACGGCGTTCTGAAAGCAGGTTCGACTGTTATCTACGCAAACGGTTCCAGCCGTTCTGGTATCAACACCGCTATCAGCCTGAACGCTCTGCGTAAAGCAGCTCGTACACTGGAATCGAACCGTTCGCGTCGCGTGACTTCGCGTCTCGCCCCCGGCGTGAACTTCGGTACTCGCGCAGTGCAGCCTGCTTACATCGTGTTCGTGCACACCGATGCAGTGTCTGACATTCGTAATCTGGCCGGCTTTACCCGAGTCGAAGAGTATGGCTCGTTCAAGCCCATCCACGACCGCGAGATCGGCGCTTGTGAAGACTTCCGCTTCATCAGCTCGCCCCTGCTGGTTCCGTTCACTGCCGCTGGTTCCAGCACTTTGAATGGCATGCTGTCGGTCGGCGCAGCAAACGTCGACGTGTATCCGTTCATCATCATCGGTGAAGATGCTTGGGG